GTAGTTGGTAACGCATGTGCTTGCCAAGCATAAGTCACCGGATCGTACCCGGTTAGCCGCTCCAGTAGTTGCGGGCGTAGCTCAGTTGGTAGAGCATTTGCCTTCCAAGCAAAATGTCGAGAGTTCGAACCTCTTCGCCCGCTCCAGTATTACCGACCGTCGTTCAATGGATAGGACATGGAGCTTCTACCTCCAGAATGTGGGTTCGATTCCTGCCGGTCGGGCCAGTATAAAGGAAATATTATGCCAATGTATGAAACCACTGTGAAGACTCCGCAGGGAGAAACCAAAGATCGTGTATGGGCAAAAGATTTACAAGAAGCACGGCAACTGTTTGAACAGCGTCATGGTCCAAGGAATGTGCCTTATATTCCCAAGATCATACCAAGTTAGTACTATTGGGGATTCGCCAAGTTGGTAAGGCAGCGGATTTTGATTCCGCCATGCGGGGGTTCGAGTCCCTCATCCCCTACCATATAACCAGGAGACCAATCATGGGGCAATCGTTGTGATAGTTATGATGGTAGCATTGATTTATGTAATAGACCGGCAGTAACCTCGGTGTAGCGCAGTCTGGGTAGCGCATCTGCTTTGGGAGCAGAGGGTCGGGAGTTCGAATCTCTCCACCGAGACCAATTAAATACAAGCATGTTGGTTGATCGTCATGCTTTTGTGTACACGGCCACTGTGCCGTGGCCCGCTGGAATCGTACCACAGCTGGACTGGATTCAAGGCGTTGAACTTGTGGAGTCCTGGCTGCAGACTCATGTTGGCAAACACTATGTGACCTGGGCCTGGAATGACAGTAAATCCTCATATCAACTAGGTGTGGCATTCAAGTGGGATCAAGATAGATCAATTTTTGTATTAACCTGGGCCCGTTAGTTTAATGGTAGAACTCCGTCTTTACACGGCGGTTACGGCAGTTCGATTCTGTCACGGGCTACCAAGGCCGACTAAGCTAATCTAGTGAAAGCATGTGTCTGAAGAACACGAGAGCCTGGAGCGTAACCAGGAGTCGGCACCATTTCCTTGGCAAAATATAGAATAAATGTTGCAGTGCAATAAATATCCTATATACAAAAAGGAAATGACCATGTCGCAGCTTATAACACATATATTAGAACGTTTGAGTGAAATGTTTCCCGAAGAAAGCTATCAGAGTCGTCTGGAAAACTACATCATCAGTAGAGATCCAAAGACTGCTTCGGACATTGAAAAGTTTGAAAGAGAATTCACCTACGGTTCTAATAGGACTCTTTGATATGTGGCATCGTATCATAAGCGCAGTTATTGATTATCGTCAACGCCAGGCAGATCTATATCTGCGCTGCTTAATTTCAACAATTTAAAAACAAAGCCCCGGTGGTGGAATGGTAGACACGCTAGTCTTAGGAACTAGTCTTCGGGTGCGAGTTCGAGTCTCGCCTGGGGCACCATAATTCTGCGGATGTGACGGAACAGGTATACGTATCGGACTTAAAATCCGAGTTTTGAGGGTTCGAGTCCCTCCATCCGTACCAAGGAGTCAACATGAAAATTCTAGATCAAGATTTTAGATTTGAATGGTTTAGTTCCACTGGTGGCGGTGGACAACATCGCAACAAACATCAGAACTGTTGTCGTTGTATCCATGTGCCCACTGGCATACAGGCCAATGGCACTTCAAGTCGCAGCAGAGAAGACAATCGCAAGAATGCTCTAGCAGTGTGTCGTGCTAGAGTACAACGACATTTTCACAAGGATACCGAACGTTATCGTGCTTCCAATGAACGTGTACGCACATATCATGAAGTAGACAATCGAGTGTATGATCATGCTTCGGGCTTGACTGACACCTATCAAAATGTCATTGTCAAGGGCAATGTTGACAAACTGATTCAAGCCCGAGCACAAGCTGTAAAATAAACTCCCTGTGGCTCAGTCTGGTCTAGAGTGCTGGTCTGGGGGACCAGAGATCGCTGGTTCGAATCCAGCCAGGGAGACCAAATGCCCCCATGGACAAATTGGCAAAGTCGGCTCTCTCAAAAGGAGCAGTTGTTCTCCGTTCGAATCGGAGTGGGGGTACCAAAGAAAAACCCGCCGAAGCGGGCTGTCTTGATCACTAACAACTATTAGCGATTAGCGATATACATGGTGATTTCAAAACCAAAACGCATATCTTGTGCTGAAGGTGTAGTCCATGCCATGTTAGTTCTCCTTTGATAAAATTAACATACTGCATTAGTATGTAGCTCTATTATATGGCACAGGTCATGCTGAATCTTGCGTAATCTGCACAATTATGTATAGTGATTTTCATTAAACTTTAAGGAACCAGTATGCCTTGGATTCAAAACATTTCATTGAGTGAAGTAATTAGGGGACACCACTACGATCCAGGTGTAAATTCCATGCTGATACAGATAGTGGATCCCGGTGTAGAGTTTCCTGAGCCCAAATACACATTCAAGGAGCGGCATCAGTTCTTTTTTCTAGACATTGAAGCTACGGATCGTAGCATAGATGAATCCTGGCGTTGTAGTCCTGAGCAGGCCAAGCAACTAGTAGAGTGCCTGCAACACGCCTTGGCTAATTCCATGAACGTGGTTGTGCATTGCCATGCTGGAGTGTGTCGTAGCGGTGCTGTTGCAGAAGTTGGAGTACTCATGGGTTTCCAGGATACCGAAGACTTTCGCAGTCCCAATCTCTTGGTCAAGCATCTAATGATGGAAAGTCTTGGCCTGGGATATGATCCTGAGGAAAAGCACAGCATCAATGGCGTGGCTTTAGCAGAGGATTGGACCACGGACAATGAAAAGGTTTTTATTTTGGCAGATGCCAAAAAGCAACGTAGGTTGACCAAATAGTCCGTTGCTGTTATACTACACAATTAAAGAAAGGAGGGCCTAATGCCTGCTGTTTGGTTAGTGAGTGACACACATTTTGGTCACGAAAAAACCTGCACGGTGTTCAAGCGAGCAGATGGCTCGCCACTGAGACCATTTACCAGTGCAGAAGAAATGGACGATGAAATGGTACGCCGCTGGAACGAACGTGTGAGACCCAACGACAAAGTGTATCACCTGGGTGATGTTGTGATTAATCGCAAGGCTCTTAAGACCATGGCACGCCTTAATGGTGACAAGGTTCTTATTCGTGGAAATCATGATATCTTTCGTGATGACGAATACCGTGAATACTTTCGTGAACTACGTGCTTATCATGTGATGAACGGAATGATCCTTAGCCATATTCCAATTCACGAAGAAAGCCTGGCAAGATTTGGTACCAACATACACGGACACCTGCATGCCAATCGAGTCATGAAGAACAACGAGATTGATGCTAGGTATCACTGCGTGTGTGTGGAGCATACAGACTTTGCACCCATACTGTTTGAAGATGTTATCAAGCGCATCACAGCAGAAGGTGGCACTATTGGCTTTCGTAATGGTAACCACGGCGTGAGTTAAACACAGCCACAATGGTAAATAGTGTTTTAGGACACTATATGAGAACCATTGTGGCTTGCATTGCCCTGTTGACAGCAGTGGTATCTCACGCTGAAACAGTACAATCAATCTTGATCTGCGAGAGCTGGCCAGTGGTCAGAGAAGTTATTAACAACAGTGCTGAACGGCCGTTGTTACGCGGCGTATCAAATCGTGGAATCAATAACGAACTAGTTCAATTTGAAACCATTATTTTTGTCAACCCAGACTCAGGTAGTTTTACTGTGGTAGAACGCTGGAACGATGAACTGTTTTGTGTGGTGCAATCGGGCGTGAACATGCACACCTATTCTAAATAACACTTCAAATACCTAGGGTTGACATTAGCCCAAATTTAGTGTATACTCATTGCATGCATAACCAAGATCTGCTAACTTCCTATGGCATAAACCAATCTATGTATCAACAGGTACTAGATCATATGTTCCCACTTGACATCTATGAGTACGCAAGTAGAAAAGCCTATCTAGCAGAACGAACCAATCCCAATCGTGATCCAGGCTACGATATTCGCAATCAACAAGCATGGCAACGTAGCTATGAAAACATCAAAGATCCCAGCTGGCCTGACTGCGCGACCCCAGATCACTTTGCAAACCTTCCACTACACATTCAACAGGAATGTATCACCCAACACGGCTTCAGCGCCGACATCTGGTTAGATCCCAATATACCTTTTGAAAAATTCCAAAGAGACCCAACCTGGCAACTTGATGCATTTGATATAGTGAGACTCAAGCTCGCATTGGTGGATAACCTTGACTCAATCAAACACAGAAAAATCATAGACTTTGGCACACATATTGGCTTGCTAGGCACTGTGTGTTTGCACAATGATGCCGAGCACGTGATAGTCACCAACATCAAAAGTGATTGTCTAAGCATCGCTGATGAAATGCTGGCACTGAACAATCCACTGCGCCATCGTTTTCGTGCAGTGCTGAGTAACATAAACGATCTAGGAGAAACCGAAGCCTTGTGTTATGATCGCGACACAGTGATATTAGCAGCGATCATGAACATTGTTACTGATCACTTTGGTATCATGCGTGCTATCACTCGGTCTAGACCCAAAACAATTATCATACAAAACTGGAATCCTCCTGTGATTGCCGCCCATCCAGTGCCACTGGTTTATTGGTGGTTGGAAGATGCCACTGTGGCCTGGAAAGGCTTTCATCCCACTGACATGGAAACTCGAGTGGGATGCCCAAACAAAGCTTGGTTTGATACCATACTGGGTGATTTTGGTTATCAGTTAAGCAAGTACACCCTGACCGACATCTCCAGTCCTTTTGCTGCGCTGTCACAGCATCAATTTGAATTCATGACCTTGGTGTATGAGCTCAAATAAACGAACCATTGTGATAGCCAGCTTGCCCTATCAAACTCCGGGATGGCCTGCCACGGCTCCTGCGTTGCTCAGTGCCTGTCTCAACAAAGCAGGAATCAGTGCAGTGCCAGTGGACCTGGCAGCTGAATTTGTGGCTGACTTTGTGGACAAATGCTACTGGCCAGAACTACTGTTCTATATTAGTCAGGGTCCTAATCCAGATCGCAAACTGCCAAGACGTGTGTTTATTGATATACTAAAATGGAATAGACGCAAACTCTTGCAGATCAAACGCGACTATGATCCAGACATCATGGGTTTGAGTGTGTTCAGTGTGATGAGTGAAACCTATCTTACCTTGATGTGCTACAGTATTAGAAGGTGGTTGCCGGGCGTAAAAATACTAGCAGGTGGTCGAGGTCTAGAAATTCTCACACAGGGAGAATACACCGGTGATACACATGCCACTGGCAGCAGAGCACGTTGGCTTGTTGAACAAGGCATGATTGACTGTGCTGTTACTGGAGATGCAGAAAGCTTTATAATCGACGTAATCAAACAAGACTTATATGGAGTTGTAGATTCACCGCCGCAGACATCTGCTGATTTAAATCAGGTTCCTATACCAGACTGGGACAATTATGATTTTGATCTATATCAAAGATTTAATCCATCAGATCGTTATCTACTGATCACAGACAGCAAAGGTTGTGTGCGTCGATGCACATTCTGTGATGTTGAGCATCTATGGCCCCGGTATATTTTTAAAGATGGCGAGCTCTTGGCAAAAGAAATGATTGAAAGTTATCATCGCACTGGTATTGACTTTTTTAGATTCAGTGGTAACTTGATAAACGGTAGTATACCAAACTATCGCAAAATGAATCAGTATCTAGCTGATCACTTGCCTCGTACTCTACGCTACAGTGGTTACGCTATATTTCGTGGCAGAGAAAATCAGCCACCTAAAGATTTTGAACTAGCAGGACGTGCAGGTTGCCTTGAATGGATCATTGGTGTTGAAAGTGGCAGTGAACGCATACGATATGACATGCGCAAGAAGTTCAGTAACGCAGACATAGACTACACTGCCAATCAACTACACGACAATGGTATCAACCAGGTATGGTTATTCATGGCTGGCTACCCCATGGAAACCGAAGAAGACTTTGAACAAACGCTTAACCTACTGCGCAAATATCGCCATTGGGCCCGAGATGGTAGTTTGCGTGTGGCAATTTCATCGCCATTTACGCTGGGTGATCAAGTGCCATTGACCAATGATGACCGACTACGCAACTACTATCACTTTGAACGTGAGCAAGTGGTCAAAGGTTGGAGTCATATTTTTTGGCACACACCAACCAATCCAGACAACACATATGAAACACGTTTTCACCGTTATAGAAGATTTCTAGAACTGCAACAGGAACTGGGTTTTGGAGACCGTGACGGGCAAGAAGCAGATCGTATGTTAAGAGAACAGCAGGAAGTATATGAACAATATCTTGAAGCCAAAAAATCTAAAAAAACTTTCGCTATACGCAAGATCTAAAGGCAATCCAGATGCTATTCAATGGCGAGTGCTGGGAGATCCCATGCTTTCAGTTGTGATTGAACCCGGCCTAACAAGATTTGACTTTGAACACAATACCCAATCAATATCTAGCATAGGCATAGAAGTCATAGAAAGAACAGACACAGAAAGCGCAGTCGTAGTTGAACTGATAGAACTGGGAGGAGAACCACTTAGAGATCTAGATCACTTTTGTGTATACCGATTACGCAAGGGTGGCATCAAACGCAGTTATGGGTATCTTGACGAGCCCGGAGTGTGCATGTTCAAAATAAGATTTGACAGTGTTGCACACAACTTTTTGCTGTACAGCATGCAGGATGTCAAGTATCAATGATAGATTTTACTTAAATACACAGCAGTTTACAGGAACAACATATGAACATGGATCAAGCGGCCTTTTTTCTGGCCTCGAGTATATTAATTTCAATTACCTCTATTGTGCTTGCAGGGGCTATATTGATAATCAACAACCTAGTTGCAAAATATTGGAAATCATGGGGATGGAAAATAGTCCCATTTGACGACACAAATGTGCGTTATATAACCAAAGAAGACGCTGAAAAAGTTCGTGCGGCAAAAGAGCAAGAAGCCAAGGCAAAATAATGTATGATCGTCTATATACACGGGGCTAGTGCCACTGCTGAAAGCTTCACACATATCAGACAGTTTGTAAGAGATCAATTCGAAGAACCAGACATCATGCTGGAATATCGAAGTGAAGATGGGTTTGATCATAACTTACAGACCATGATGGGCACACTTGATGATGCTGAAAGACTGTTTTTTGTCAGTCATAGCCTTGGTGGTATCTACAGCTTGTATCTGGCTGATCATTATCGCGAGACCACTCGCGGTGGCGTGAGTCTAAGCACACCTTATGGTGGTAGCGAGCAAGCTGACTTTGCCAAGTATTTTTTGCCTTTCAGTAGACTTATGAAAGACATTGGAACAATGAGTGCACCAATGATGGATAGCCAAAAAATCGCAGCGCCTCCAAATTGGACTCAAATTGTTACTACCAAAGGACAAAGTCCTTGGATCAAAGAGCCCAATGATGGTGTTGTGACTATCAAGAGCATGCGCAGTAGACAGGACTTTGAACTTATTGAGATGCCTCTTAATCACTACGAAGTGGTGTTGAGTAACCAAGTGGTCAACATCATACTTGACAAGATTGGTCAATCATTGTAAAGTGTATTAAATATGATAGTCTGTGTATGTAGAAATATCCGTGAATCAGATTTTCAAACCAAAGAAGAATTGGTTAAACGCATCATGGAATTGGATCACAACTGTGGACAGTGTCAGCAATACTGCGAACAGCTAAAAGAATTGTTGTATGAAGCAAACTGAAAAGGGTTCTGGACGCGGGTTCGACTCCCGCCTGGTCCACCATAAGGAGATTGTATGCCAGTAGACATGTACTACTATACCGAAAGCGAATGGAACAGATTGGGCTGCGGCCCACTGCCTCCAGAACGCAACATACTTAATCGTCAGTCTCTTTATGATGGGCCAGACATGGTTTCGACAGGGTCAAGAGTAGGCAAGCAGACAACACGAGAGTCGACTGACGTAATCAGCGAAACATAGTAACTGCAAACGCAGCTAACGACGAGGTATTCGCTCTCGCAGCGTAACCTCCGGGGCAGTTATGCCTTGTAACCCAAAATAGCAAGCCCGCTTCGGCGGGCTTTTTCATGAATAAATATCAGTATGTGGATATTGATCATCAGCATGTATTTGGCACAACCTTTGGGACAGACCCAAAGCAAAGGCATTATTCAAGCACCACAACCTGACTATGAAAGCTGTATACGTGAACGTGACCGTATAAGAGCCACTTGGTATACAGAGGGATACAAGGTTAGCCCTCGCTGCGTCTACGTCAAACACTATAACTCCCGCGGCATGTAATTTAATTTCTCCAAACTGCCATTTTGTAACACAGTTGTAATACCATTGTGTTTAAATATTCTTTGTGCATTGCACACAAAATGGAGATTACACATGAAAAAACTTTTGTACGCGGCATTGACGGTGCTGTCATTTAATGCCTGGTCTGCTGATCTAACAGGCGCAGGTGCTACTTTTCCTTATCCTATCTATGCCAAATGGGCTGAAGCATATAAAGCAGCCACAGGTATTGGTCTAAATTATCAATCAATTGGTTCTGGTGGTGGAATTCGTCAAATCAAAGCCAAGACAGTTGACTTTGGTGCTAGTGACATGCCACTAAAGCCTGAAGAATTAGACAAAGAAGGTCTAATGCAGTTTCCTGCTATAATTGGCGGAGTTGTGCCTGTTGTTAATCTAGATGGTATCGCAGCTGGACAGTTAAAACTAACTAGTGATGTAGTAGCTAACATTCACCTAGGCAAAATTACCAAGTGGAACGACAAAGCAATCACTGATTTGAATCCCGGTGTAAATCTACCTGCCATTAATATCACTGTAATTCATCGTGCAGATGGCTCTGGTACAACATTCGTGTGGACCAACTACCTTGGCAAGGCCAATGCTGACTTCCAAAAGACAGTGGGCGAAGGCACAGCAGTTAAATGGCCAGTTGGTATAGGCGGCAAAGGCAACGAAGGTGTAGCAGCACAAGTACAACGTATCAAAGGTGCCTTTGGTTATGTAGAATATGCTTATGCAAAGAAAAACAAAATTGCTCACGCACAATTGAAAAATCGCGATGGTAACTTTGTTCAACCAAGCGACGACACATTCAAAGCAGCAGCAGCCAATGCAGATTGGGCTAATGCACCAGGAATGTATCTGTTGTTGACATGGCAAACTGGTAAAGAGGCTTGGCCTGCAACAGGTGCAAGTTTTATTCTAATGCACAAGCAACAAGCTGATCCGCTTACCGGACGTGCTATTCTTAAATTCTTTGACTGGAGCTACAAGAACGGTGCAAAAATGAGCGAAGAACTAGAATATGTACACATGCCTCAATCAGTTATTAAACTGATTCAAGATAACTGGCGTAAGGATCTCAAAGGTCCTGATGGTAACACAATCTGGAAATAAGGATCTATTATGAAGACATTTACAAAACTAGCCTTGTCAATAAGTTTGATATTCAGTGTGCCTGCATACGCAGATGAATATTTGGATACTCTAAATATTCTACGAGACAAAGGCATATTGACACAAAAGGAATATGATGCCAAGGTCAAAGCCTACGAAGACAAAGCGGAAAACAAAAAGTTTGCAGAACAGCGAATTGACAAAGATGTTAGTGACTCAGTCAAATACAGACAAGCCAGAGCCAACGACGGATCAGTCACAGAAAATGGAATCGGACTCAAAAGCAAAGATGGAAACAATACCATCCAACTTACAGGTCGATTACACATGGACTATAGACAATACTCACCAGATTACGGTGCAGGTCAAACCACGGATTCGTATCAGGACCTAGCTGAAGTTCGTCGTGCTCGATTTGGTGTGCGTGGCCAATTCCAGAAGGATTTCAAATATGAGATCGTGGGGAATCTAGGCAATGACATAGGTGCAGCAAGTTCCAGTACCACTATGGATGTAGCCTGGGTCAACTACGCTGCTAATCCAGAGGCTCAGTTTCAATTTGGTTTATTCAAGATGCCTTTCAGCTTAGAGCAACTTACCAGCTCCAACAACATTGATATGATGGAGCGTAGTTTGATTGGTCAAACCGAAGGCGAATTCATTCCTGCCAAAGAAACAGGATTTATGTTGCATGGTGTGCCAAAGACTGGTCTTACCTATGCTGTGGCAGTAAGTCGTGGCCGTGCCAACAAAGATGCAGTGAATGACGGACTTGATTATATTGGTCGAGTGACTACTAACATTGCAGACCTGCAAGGCAGCAAGGCCTATGTAGCACACCTAGGCGCGGCATATAGCACAGGTGAGATCAAAGGTGGTGTCGCACCTGCCAGTGGTCGTACCGAAGCACGCAGTGCAAATGCCTGGTTCACTGGCCCAGCATTAGGAGGTATAACTTCAAGAACACGTCAAGGACTTGAAGCAGCGTTTGCCTATAATGCCTTGAAAGTACAAGCGGAGCAATTTAACTTCAAGTATGATCCTACCACTGGTAATGATCAAGACATTCGGGGTTATTATGTGTTGGCAGTGTATAATCTTACCGGTGAAAGCTATAACTACCGTGACGGTGTCTTTGGTTCAATCAAACCAAACAATCCAGTAGACAAAGGTGGCCGTGGTGCTTGGCAAGTGGGCGTGCGTTTAAGCGAGTTTGATGCCAGTGATATCGCTGTGGCCACAGGTAAATCAAATCGTGCAACAGCCATGACCTATGGTCTAACCTGGTTTACCACCGAAAACCTACGCTTTATGATAAACTACGTAGACACTAAGTTTGACAGTCTAGTTGGCAGCTCAGGAAGTCGTGTAAATGGCGATCGTGCTTTGATGTTTAGAAGTCAATTCAACTTTTAAGTCAGCAGAATGGAGAAACTCCCTTTAAGGGAGTTTTTTTGTTCAAAATTCTTAACAATCTTCAATTTTTATGTTATAAATAACCTTTGCACAGTGCTCAGGTGAGACTGTGCATACTTTCTTGCTTAAATTTAAAGGAGAAGGCAAATCATGAAATTGAAACCTCTACATGATCGCGTGATAGTAAGAGTGCAAGACTCCGAAACACGCACCCAAAGTGGCATTGTTATTCCCGACAACGCTAAAGAAAAACCAACCACAGGCGAAGTTCTTGCTGTTGGCCCTGGTCGCTATGACAACGGTGCTTTTGTTGCTACCACAGTAACCGAAGGTGCACGTATTTTGTTTGGTCAGTTCGCTGGACAAAAAGTCAAAGTGGAGAACGAGGAATACACTATTCTTCGTGAAGAAGACATTCTTGCAATCTTAGCTTAAGGAGAAAAAACAATGACAGCTAAATCTATTCGCTTTGGCGAAGACAGCCGTTCTAAATTGGTCAATGGTGTTAACATCTTGGCCGACGCAGTAAAAGTTACCCTGGGTCCTAAAGGACGCAATGTGGTAATTCAAAAAAGCTTTGGCAGTCCACACGTGACCAAAGACGGTGTCACAGTGGCCAAAGAAATTGAACTAAAAGATCCCGTGGAAAACATGGGCGCACAGATGGTCAAAGAAGTGGCTTCCAAGACCGCTGACAAAGCAGGCGATGGTACAACCACTGCCACAGTGCTGGCCCAAGCCATTGTGCGCGAAGGCGTAAAGCATGTGGCTGCTGGTATGAATCCCATGGATATCAAGCGTGGTATTGACCAGGCTGCTTCAGCGATTGTTGCTGAACTAGAGCGTATTTCCAAACCCTGCAGTACCAACAAAGAAATCGCACAGGTAGCTGCACTCAGTGCCAATTCAGACACCAGCATTGGTGACATCATTGCCGAGGCCATGAGCAAAGTAGGCAAGGACGGTGTTATCACTGTGGAAGATGGCAAGAGTCTAGACAACGAACTAGAAGTTGTTGAAGGCATGCAGTTTGACCGAGGCTATCTCAGTCCTTTCTTTATCACCAACCAAGAAAAACAGCGTGTGATTCTTGACAATCCTTTTATCCTGCTGTTTGATAAAAAGATTTCCAGCATTCGCGATCTTCTACCTGTGTTAGAACAAGTGGCCAAGGCAGGCAAGCCTTTGTTGATCATTGCAGAAGATGTTGAAGGTGAAGCACTGGCAACCTTGGTCGTGAACTCCATGCGTGGTATTATCAAGAGCTGTGCTGTGAAAGCACCTGGTTTCGGTGATCGTCGCAAGAGCATGCTGGAAGACATTGCGATTCTCACCGGTGGTGAAGTAATTGCAGATGAACTGGGACTGAGCTTGGAAAAAACCACACTGGATCAACTTGGTCGTGCCAAGACAGTGGAGGTTGCCAAAGACAACACCATTATCATTGATGGTGCTGGCGAAAAGGCCAAGATCCAAGAACGCATTTCAACTATCCGTGTGCAGATCGAAGAAGCTACTAGTGACTACGATCGCGAAAAACTGCAGGAGCGTGTGGCCAAGTTGTCAGGCGGTGTTGCTGTGATTCGTGCTGGTGCTGCCACTGAAGTTGAAATGAAAGAAAAGCGTGACCGCATTGATGACGCACTGCATGCTACTCGTGCTGCTGTTGAAGAAGGCATCGTGGCCGGTGGTGGTGTTGCTCTGCTGCGTGCTAGAAAGGCTCTTGACACACTCAAAGGTGCCAATGCAGATCAAGAAGCTGGCATCAAGATTGTATGGCGTGCATGTGAAGAACCTCTACGTGCTATTGCCTACAATGCAGGCGCCGAGCCCAGTGTGGTGGTAAATGCTGTTACTGCTGCATCAGGTAATCATGGATACAACGCTGCTAGCGACAGCTATGTTGATTTGGTTGATGCTGGTGTGATTGACCCAACCAAGGTTACTCGTACAGCTCTTACCAATGCGGCAAGTATTGCTGGAATGTTGCTGACCACAGAATGTGCAATCAACACCATTCCCGAAGACAAACCAGCGCAAAACATGCACCCTGACATGGGCATGATGTAAAACAAAGCCCGCCCTAGGCGGGTTTTGTTTATCAGTTGAGTTGTGAAATCTGTGTTTTGCTGCTACAATTGATAACTATGAAATTGGAGGTCATATGCAGCACAAACACACCAGAGACGAAATCAGTCTTAGCAGCCAAGATACTGCTGCTAAAATTGGCAACCTATTTGACACTGTTTTAGTTTTAAGCCAGCGTATTAGAGAAATCAAGTGCGGACATGCTGCCATGGTAAATCAAGGCACGTCGCCCTTGAGCACTGCTATGCATGAAATAGCCGCAGGCAAAGTCACAAGATCGTGGTTAAACCGCGAACCTCCCGAAAACAACTCCAGAAGGAAATACCACAAATGAAAGCCAACAAACATTTCAAACTCAGCAAGAGCAGTAAAATGATGGCAGCAACTATTCTAAATGCCGAGCGTCGCAATCACTTCCTACGCTCAATGGTGCAAGCAGAAATTGTCAGCAGAATGGCACCACCTAGGATGAACAAAAATGAACGTAAGGAATCACACTCATGACAGACTATAAAGTAGCCGATATCAGTCTAGCAGACTGGGGCAGAGCAGAGATTGAAATTGCCGAGCACGAGATGCCAGGTTTGATGTCTATACGAGAAAAATATCGCGACAGCAAGCCACTGACAGGCGCTAGAATTGCTGGTAGTCTACACATGACTATTCAAACTGCTGTACTGGTTGAAACCTTGGTAGACCTAGGCGCAGAGGTACGCTGGAGTAGCTGTAATATTTTCAGCACACAAGATCATGCTGCGGCTGCTTTAGCAGCTCGAGGTATTCCTGTGTTTGCCTGGAAAGGTGAGACCGAAGAAGAATATTGGTGGTGCATAGAGCAGACTCTTACAGGACCCAATGATTGGCGACCCAACATGCTGTTGGATGATGGGCATGACCTTACTGGATTCGTACACGATCACAGACCAGACTTACTTGACGGCATTGTGGGCGTCAGCGAGGAGACCACCACAGGTATTCACAAACTAGTGGAACGTGTGCGAGCTGGCACTCTGCGTTTGCCTGCTATCAATGTAAATGATAGTGTGACCAAGGCAAAATTTGACAATCTTTATGGTTGTCGTGAAAGCCTGGTTGATGCCATCAAGCGTGCCACTGATGTAATGATTGCTGGTAAAACCGCTGTGGTCTGTGGCTATGGTGATGTAGGCAAAGGATCAGCACAGGCACTGCGAGCTCTGGGTGCTATTGTATGGGTCACTGAAATAGATCCAATCTGCGCTCTCCAAGCTGCCATGGAAGGCTACAAAGTTACCACAATGAAGTATGCAGCTGACAAAGCTGATATCTATGTAACTGCCACAGGCAATATTAATGTGATCACCCGCGAACACATGGAACGCATGAAGAACAATGCTATTGTGTGCAACATTGGTCATTTTGACAGTGAAATAGACATCGCTGGCATACAAGATCTTGAATGGCGCGAGATCAAGCCCTTGGTTGATCATGTGATCTTCCCCAATGGCAAACGACTGATTGTATTGGCCAAGGGACGCTTGGTGAATCTTGGTTGTGCCACGGGTCATCCCAGTTATGTAATGAGCAACAGTTTTACCAATCAGGTGTTAGCACAGATTGAACTATGGCAGCATCGCGATGACAAAAAGTATGCAGCTGGAGAAATCTATCTACTGCCCAAACACATAGACGAAGAAGTTGCCAGACTTCATCTTGCTCATGTTGGTGCCAAACTAACCGAACTCAGCGCAGACCAGGCCGCCTATATTGGTGTGCCAGTGCAAGGGCCATTCAAGCCTGACACATATCGTTATTAAATCAGCAACTTCCCACGGTTGACCATTAAATCCAAAAAGTCTACAATCACGATATTGAGACTTTTTGGAGGTTAACTATGTCGCAACTCACAATCCAAGATATCAATGCTGCCATTATTGGCGGTTCATTCACTAACGAGCAGCTGAACAGCATTGTTGACGCTGTGAAATATGCTCGTGCTAATCTTGTAAAACAAGCTCGTTACTCTATCAAGCCCGGCACGGATGTGCAATTCTATAGCGAAAAACGCAACAGCACTATTCGTGGAAAAGTTGCTAAAATTGCACTAAAATATGCCACAGTGACTACCCCGCAGGGCACTTGGAAAGTTCCTATGAATATGTTAACAGTTGCATAACAACCAACTTTTTGGTTGACCAATATTTTCCATTTCTGTACAATAGTGGTACATTAACTAAGAAGGAGTTGTAAATGTCAAAACTTTTTGCTTATGCGGGTACTTGTGTTGTTAATGGTGCAACTGTTTACAAATTTGCTAACGACGAGGGTCGTGCAGCGGTGCTAGCCAAACTGGGTGCGACCGACGTAAACATGCTCAAGCTGCCGTTTACCATGGGCAAAGAAGCTGCTGTTGAATGGCTTGCTGCGCAGGGCATCACCGCTGGCAAGGCACCGCGTGTTGCAAAAGTTGCAAAGCCAGCAAAAGTTGCAAAAACCACAACGGTTGCTGTTCCTGTAACCAAGAGCCGTCGTGTGGGCGACAAACCGCGCAAGGGTCAAGATCCCGCGGAGTTTGTAGAAGAATGGTTTGCTGACAAGGCAGCAAAACTTGCTAAAAAAGCAGCATAAACAAGCGGCCCCAGGGCCGCTTTTTTCTTGACCAAAAATATCCATTTTCGTATAATAATAGAATAGTAAACAACACGGAGCATAGCATGAAATTAGTAATAATTACCCAAGTTTACGAAAACTACGCCTGGATGGAAGATGGTTCTATAGGTACCGGCGATGCGGCCTACTGGAAAGCCAAGGGCGGCGATGATTATGTTATTCGTAATTTTGATCCTACCCGTTATGCTCCAGGTATCATTGTAGAACAAGTGCGTGGTCGCATTGAATCCGATAATGATTACATGCGTGAACACATTGTGGATTGGGCTGTAGTTGAAGATGACTACCTTACTGAGCATGAACAAAACCAACTTGCGTTTGACGGTAAGATAACTTACCCAGCGAAAGAACTTGAACTAGCATAAAGAGGAGATCATGCGTATTTGGAGAAAAGGTGAACATGTTTGGTTTAAAACAAAAACTCATGGCAACTTAGTCGGTGAAGTGCTTCGTAAGAGATTGAACTATGTCAAAGTTGGTGTATTAGGACTGGGTTGGTATGTCTGGGTTCACGCCGATAAATTGAACAAAATGGAGTACCAAAGTCAGAGCACAGGCTGACTCTATAGTGCCCTGTGACACTAGCGACAGTGAGCAGTGGTAGCAAGCAAGCCACCAGCGAGAATGAGCCGTAGCTTGACCATGGCATCCCGGCAAGAAAAGCGCAGGATGGGAATGGCGGACCCTAAACTCAACTAACGACGGTCCTTGTTAGTTTTTAAATATTGTAATGGAGGTAGCATGAGAGTAGCACATGATTTTGGTCTAGTACGTATCGTACACGATGGTTCGCCATTTGATACAGCCTATGATATAAAAGTGGAATGGGTGGTAAACGGTAAATGGGAACTGTATCACGGCTTTAATAGTCTTAGTGATGATTGGGCTCATACCAATGCCAAAGAAGCCGCAGGTCGTGCTATAGCAAAAATAGCAGCAGAAGCCGCAAAGGCAATGTCATGAAACTTGAAATTTCAGGTCTTACTGCCAAGCAGGCAGCACTGTGTGATATTATGTGGGCAATAGAAACGCAAGAAGGTGTTGAAAGTTTTATCAGTACCTTGCCTACGCAGGATCAACGTGACTGCCGTAGCCTTATTGAAATGATGAAGCTGGCTTTTATTGACGAAATTAACAGTACTGACCTTGCTCAAGAGGTTCTGATCAAATGGACAAAATCTTGACCGACGGATGGACAGCGGATCAGGTCTGGGCTGCCGCAGTTAGAGCCAGCCGTATAAACAATGACGAGTATCTACGCAACGACGAATGGGTACCAGATCCTCAGAATCCTGAAGAAGCCAAACTAGGGCGCAAGGCCAATAGATACTGGATTAACGAAAGTCTAACTAATCTTGATCTGCTGGAAGCGCAAGATTACGAAGACGGTAGACAGGCTCGAGCGTTTTTTCAAAAGCAATACACGTTTCGTGTGCTGCGGCAAGATCTGAATGGCTTTGAACAACGCATGGCAAAGACCCTAGGCATAGAACAATTTTATCCTAGTATGTCCACTGAGTATTCAGTAATTGCAAGTCAAATTCCTAGATGGCGTGCGAGTTGCATCGAACAGGAAATTCTCAAAGACGCTGTGGCCACGCCCTTGGCCACAGTGGGAGAACGTATCCAAAGACAGGTAACCGTGGCTCGAGCTGTGTATAGCGAAAAATACAATATGAATTTTCTAACTGGGCGTACCAATTGCGGTCACCGAGTGATGTTTGGATACAAGACCAAATTGGAATTGGGGCGAACCTACAGCATACTGGGCACAGTAAAAGAACACAGATCGGACTGTACCCAATTGAATCGTGTGAAAGTGATTGACCATTAAAACACTTTTTTATATAATACTAGATGTAATGTTAACTAGGAGCCAAAATGTCTGAGACACGTACCGTAACAATCAAGCAAGCACGCCGCAGCATCAACAAAGCCTTTGCTGTGAAACGTCCGATCTTTCTGTGGGGGCCTCCAGGTATCGGCAAGAGTGAGTTAGTTGAAGGTATCACCAAGGAGCTTGGTGGTTTTATGATCGACCTGCGATTGGGTCAAATGGAACCCACTGACATTCGTGGTATCCCGTTTTACAACAAAGAGCTTGGCAAGATGGATTGGGCTCCACCTATTGATTTGCCTGATGAGGAATTGGCCAGTCAGTATCCTGTGGTTGTGTTGTTCTTGGACGAACTTAACTCTGCGGCACCAGCTGTACAAAGTGCAGCGTATCAGCTGATTTTGAATAGACGTGTAGGAAAGTATCGCTTGCCTGATAATGTTGTAATGATTGCAGCAGGCAACCGTGAGTCGGACAAAGGCGTTACATACCGTATGCCTACTCCTTTGGCTAACCGGTTTATTCACCAAGAACTCAAGCAGGACTTTGCATGTTGGCACGAGTGGGCTGTTGAAAACAAGATTCATCAAGATGTTGTTGGTTATCTGAGCTTTGCCAAGCAAGACCTATATGACTTTGATGCAAAGAGTGCTAGCCGAGCTTTTGCAACACCGCGTTCCTGGACCTTTGTCAGCGAGATTCTTGTGGACGAAGATCTTGATGAGGACACTGCTACAAATCTTATTGCTGGTACCGTTGGTGAAGGTCTGGCAGTAAAGTTTGCAGCACATCGCAAGGTCGCAGCCAAGATGCCCAAGCCAGAAGACATTCTTGCTGGCAAGGTCAAAGAGCTCAAGGTCAAAGAAGTTTCAGCGATGTACTCCTTGGTGACTTCTATGTGTTATGAACTCAAGGACGCACATGAAAATGGCGCAGACGAAAAAGTGTTCAATGGCATGGCAGACAACTTCTTCCGTTTCATGATGGACAATTTTGAAACTGAGATTGTTGTGATGGGTGCTCGTGTTGCGCTGACCACATATGATCTACCGTTCCAGCCCAGCAAGCTCAAGAACTTTGATGAGTTCCACGAGCGTTATGGCAAGTACATTCTGAGTGCTAGTTCGAATTCCTAATTCTAGCTAGATCTGCGGTGGCACAGTGTATGCCCAGATCCCAGAATGTTTGATGACGCAGGGGTGCTACTAGAAGGTGGCACCCTTTTTGTTTCAATAGGTCTCTGAGTTCAGGATGATCTTGACCTGTAATCACCAGAGTATGATCAATGATCAAGATATTGATTTCAAACACAGTTTCAGCGGCGCAGCCTACCCAAGAAGGTATCGTGGCATTGACCCACTGTGCGAATTCACTGTGAGGCGGATGTTGGTCACTATGCCATTTTCTATCCAGAGTACCTGCAAAGGTTTCATTGAGATATAGCACCGTATGATCCGGAAAATGCTGTTTGAAGAAAAATTTCTGAAGAGCATGCTGCGCATGATCTCTACTGGCAGCGATTACACCAGGTGTGGGTATGCACCACCAACCATCAAGGTGCCCGGTGTTATAGTATCTGCGTCTGGGCTTGGCTACGTATTGCTCAAACCAGTGTTCGGCTTGGGGGAGATCTTCTATATGGTCAACGCTGTAGTACACACAGTCTGGAAGATCAAGAACGTTGGCACCATGTATGTCCGGTGCACTGGGTCTGGTTATAATCACATCCTGACCACGTGCAAGGTCCACAATGTGCTGATATCCAGGAGCTCGTGAATTGGACTGTACACACAAACGATTGTGCAAGAGTATTAGATCGTCTCGTGGTGCCACAGGTGGCAACACTGAGTTTGGAACACAGTCCAGATTGGGTCTAAGAACCTGTACACCAAGTGTGACCAAAAGTGATGCTAGAGCATCTAGATCTTCCTGTGTTTCTTGTGCTATAATTTCAAGATGCTGACGTACATGATAGTCAACCCAGTCAAATCTTGATGGACTCCAACATGAGCCAACAACTGCTGTGGTTAGTCTATCCCATGGCGAGTCTACTGAAAACATGATGTTATTTAGAGTCAACAAACATGAACGCAGAATTTCCCATAACCATTCGTAGACAATTCGTACCTTACAGTCATCATCAAGTATCCGATCTGTTGAAAGCCATGCGTAAGACTTTTGGACCACCTGGCCCTACTAGACGTTGGATATTCAAAGTTCCATTGGATGAACATGGCGCCAACGCATGGCAAATTGACTTGTTTTTTAGAGATAGGAACGATAGTTTGATCTTTTGTCTTAAATATCTTGGTGAAACAAATGAATAAATCAAAATGGAAATGTACCAAGCTAGATGCTAGATACAATTACAAAAAATACTTTGGATACATGATTGAGGTTCAAGGTATAGGTAACTCAGCGTTGAAAGCAGTGGAATTTAATCGAGTAAAACAATGGTTTGAACAAACCTATGGACACAGTGCCGAGGTTAGAGATTGGGTCAACATTGTTGGTTACTTTAATTTTACACAGGCCGCTAGTACTCTTTGGCGTAAAAAACTACCAGTACAACAGGAAGAAATGCCATTGGACATAATCAGCGAACACTGGAGTTGGACCAACGGACGTGATGGCGAGGATCATAGAATCTACTGTGCCAGCGAAAAGGAAGTGGCGTTTTTCCGCTTGGCGCACAAGCTTGACCAATAATTCATTATTTGCTATAATGTGTGCATAGTTACTAGGAGAGAACATGGCACAGACCACAGAAAACACCAAAGAAATTGCTAAGAAGTTCCAGAATCTTATCGGCCCCAGCCCTGCTGGACGCGAGCTTGAAAGTGTTGTTGAATTGCTAAGAACTGCTCGTATTGGCCTGTTGTTGAAAAGTAGCTTTTTCGGCAACCTTGCTACTCGACTAAAGTTGGTACCTGCTGATGAATGGTGCTCCACTGCTGCCACTGACGGTCGCAACTTTTATTTCAACTCTAAGTTTATCAAGATGCTGCAACCGCGTGAGCTAGAGTTTTTGTTTGGTCACGAAGTATTGCATGTGGTTTATGATCACTTTGGACGTCGCGGTTCTCGCAATCCACAGTTGTGGAACGTGGCCAATGACTATTGTGTAAACTCCGACTTGAAAAAACATCATGTTGGGCAGTTCATTACCACTGTGCCCTGTTTGTATGACAGCAAATATGACGGCATGAGTTCAGAAGAGGTGTATGACCTTTTGTATGAAAACGCTGAAAAGATTGATATCGAAACCTTGGTAGATCGTTTGTTAGACGATCACATGGAAGACCAAGGTGATGGTAATGAAGACAGTGAAGGTAAAGGACGCCCCAAGATCAGTGACGAGGAACGTGCAAAGATACGCGACGAAATCAAAGAAGCAATTCTAAACGCAGCCAGTACGTCCGAAGCAGGCAACATTCCGCTAGGAGTAAGACGCCTGATCAAGGATCTCACTGAGCCTGCACTGAACTGGCGTGAACTGTTGAGGTTAAATCTAGAAAGCACTATCAAGAGCGACTTTAGTTGGATGCGAGCCAGCCGCAGAGGTTGGCACATGGATGCTATCATGCCTGGCATGCGCAACGACGAACAAATTGATATCGCAATTGCTATTGATGCATCTGGATCTATCAGTGAACTCATGCTGCGCGACTTCCTAAGTGAGGTACAAGGTATCATGGATCAGTTCCAAACGTTCCGCATTCACTTGGTAACCTTTGACACCGAAGCCTACAATCCTGTTACATACAATTCGGACAATCTGGATACTATTTGTGACTATGAAATTGAAGGCGGTGGCGGCACTGATTTTGATTGTGTGTTTGAGTACCTAAAGAAAGAGCACATTGAGCCCAAACGTTTGATTGTGTTTACAGACGGTTATCCGTTTGGTTCGTGGGGCGATGAGAACTACGCCGACACACTGTGGATCTTACACGGTACCAAAGAAATTGTGCCTCCCTGGGGACAATACGCTTACTACGAACAGCCCGGCAAAAGCTGATCAGTTTTGCCAAAAACACCGCAGATTTTACATCTGCGGTTTTTTCTTGGTTAAATATCTACAGGGAGATAAACATGGAACAAACAACTATTGAAGCAACAAATGACACCACAGTTCAAGAACACCAAGAACCACCATCAGTAAACGTACAGGACTTACAAGTACTAAGATCGTGCATTCAAATAGCTTGCACACGAGGTGCTTATCGAGCAGAAGAAATGCTCACAGTAGGTACTGCCTTTAACCGGTTGGATTCATTTTTGAAACACGTGGAAAACGCACAACCATCAGAAGCACAGGCGCCGGCCAGTACCACTGAACCCACACAAGGAGAATAACATGTTTGTTAAACATATTGGAAAACACAACGACCGTAAGGTTGCTGTGGTATTCCGCACTATTCCAGGCATGGATCATATGTGCTTGGTTATCTACCCAGAGACGCTTCCAGCTCATTGGCATGATGCTATTATGAAAGTGCTTGAAAGCGATGTTGGGCAACAGGCTGAGGAATTCGCAGATGCGCTGCATCGTAATCTACTGCCCGATGGTCGCAACATTCTTGAAACTCTACATCGAGAAGGTATGTTGAAAAAAGTCAATACTGAGCAAATCATTATGACACCAAGTACCACTAGCACTGTTAGACTAGATGAACTAAACAAGATATTGACTGAAATGAAAACAGGCGAAGAGGCTAGAAAAAAACTAGCTGCCACCGACGCTAATCGCGGCCTAGTAGATGCGCCAACCAAACGTGCTGCTGAAGCGGACTACAAAGCCAGTCGTGCTGCCTCTCAGCCACCTATGCAAGCCACTGCTAGCTCTGCTTTGTCAGATCAAGATCTGGCCAATAACATGTTAGCTCAGGCCAAACGCATGGAGGTGGAAGCACAGTCAATGATCCAAGAAGCCAAGCGCATGAAAAAAGAAGCTGAAAATCTTTATCCAAATGCTTTCCCCAAGGAGATCGTGCAAGACACCGTTACCAAACCACGTCCAGTAGGACGCCCTAAAAAACAGGTAGCAGTGGCACATGAATCTCAGTGATGACTTTTTTGAAAGGTGGGAACACATCATATCTGGTATTGACGAAAAAACAGCAATACCACTTGAATGTATCAAGAAGGTCATCATTAGACTTGATGGACGTCGCCGAAAAACCATAAACTTTCAGACCTTGAAAAAACAGGGTCTGGCTTTGGAAGAAATAGAAATACTGATCACAAGGCAACTGGCTGAACTGTCAGATGAAGTACATGATGTAGAATTTGTACTTGACATTCCAGCAGTTGCCGAAATGGTTCAACCTCATACCAACAAAATCCTTAACGGACTAAAATGAAAGTAAAATTGATCAGCTATAGCCAGCCGGTAGAAATACCGGGTGTGCTAGATGCTCAGGAACTCATTGCCTTTTGTGCTCGTGTTAGTAATCCTAGCAACCAGACCAACAGTGAGACCAGTGAAAAATTGATTGGTTACTTGATCAAGCACCAACACTGGAGTCCATTGGAAATGGTTTCTGCTTGCCTTGAGATTACAACCACCCGAGACATAGCCCGACAAATTCTACGACATCGCAGTTTTAGCTTTCAAGAGTTCAGTCAACGTTATGCTGATCCCACAAAGGATCTAAACTTTGTGACCAGAGAAGCCCGATTACAGGATCCCAAGAATCGCCAAAACTCTATTGAAACTGACAACACTGACTTACAAGAACACTGGGCAGCACGCCAACGTTTCGTAATTGAAGCAGCACGTCAGGCCTATACCTGGGCTATTGAAAATGGCATTGCTAAAGAACAAGCTAGAGCAGTGTTGCCCGAAGGCCTAACAGAAAGTAGATTGTACATGAATGGTACTCTAAGATCTTGGGTACACTACATTGATCTACGCAGAGCGCATGGCACACAAAAAGAACATCAAGAAATCGCACTGGCCTGTGCAGAAGTCATTGCCAAGATATTTCCTTTGATTCAACAAACAACCTAAGGTGTACACATGCCAAACCCCGACTTTGGTATGTGGAAAGACTATCAACAGCTGGCCAAGATCAAGTCTGGCGGCGCAAGAGTAGCGGATAGGCAGTTCTGGGCTGTTGGTTGTAGTATCACACATGGCGTGGGTGTGGCTACCGAACAAACCTGGAAACACTTGGTCAGTAACACACTTGCCCTGCCCTATACAGATCTAAGTGCTTCTGGTAGCAGCGTATTATGGCAAAGCGATCAAATCTGTCAGAGTCAAATACAATCTGGCGATTTGGTTCTTTGGGCTATCACAGTTCCTCCGAGACTGCCTGTGATTCGCAATCAAGATCTATTTCATCTTACGCCCGGTGAATATCATCATGATCCACAGATAAATCAGGAGTTTCCAATTGACTTGCTCACCCATCCCACTCTAGTGTATCATAACATACAAGCAGTTCGCCGTGCAGAAAATATTTGTAAACTGGTTGGTGCAAGGTTGATTGTGCAAAGTGTGTTGTATGATTTTGATAATGCTCGCGATCTATATGGTGTGCGTGATTACTGTGCATCCTGTTCTAGCCCAGACCAATGGCAAGATCTTGGAACCGATAGCATGCATCCAGGTCCCAAACAACATGAAATTTTTGCCAAGACTTTTTTAACTTTAATAGATCCAAATTGAAACTGACTTTCCATACATTTACACTAGGCGATGTATCAGACGTAGAAATCTATGCTGGTGCGGCCATACATGAATGGCAGAATACTGCCCATGGACAATGGGTCATGGAAAACGCACAAGATCTTGTATGGACCACTCTACACGATCCTCAATCATTTGGACACAAAGTTCGTATCCTTGGTAAACTAAACGATCCTCGTAAAGTAACTGAATACTATCTAAAATGGCCCGAAAAATCATAGTTGTATCAGCCCACCCGGATGACCTTGAAATAGGCTGCGCAGGTTCTCTGCGTCGCTGGCAGCAGGAAGGCGCAGAAATTGTCAGTATTATCACAGTGCGCCCCAGTGTTGAAGACAATCGTCGACGTACAAAAGAAATGGTATGGCGTGAACTCAATGCCAGTTACGACATCAGTGGTTGGCAGTGTTTGGTTATGAACACTGACTTGCATGCCAATGGGCGTCCTAATCTTGTATGTGACAATGTCACAATGACTGCACTTGGAAATTTTATATCAACATGTGATCTTGCTATCTTACCAAGTCCAGAAGACAGTCATCAAGATCATAGAAACACCTACCACTTGGCGTTGCCTTTGTTACGCAACCGAGCCAAGGAAATCTGGACCATGAGTCATTGGCCTTACAATGCTTGGCATGATTCTAGACCGCGTATCACTGTAGGAATAAGTCAACAATGGGACTTTAAGCAGACTCTGCTGGAGTGTTATAGCAGTTACCTAGATACAGACGATATTGAAAGTATTCGCAGAGACAACATGGCAGCTGGTGTCAAACATGGATTTAGATACGCAGAAACATTTGACCTAGTGAGCCGGCATGAATAAAATCACACTGTTTCAAAATCAACGTAATTGGCAACAAATACGCAATCAGGTATTTGATCTAGTGGATCAAGACAGTGCTACCGGCCAGGCACAGAATACAAAATTAGTGATCAAACTTGAACAGCGTCTAGCAGAACAGTATGATAGAAGATATTGTGTTACCACTGCTAGTTGCACAGACGCATTGATAATTGCATTGACATGTCTGAACCTGCCTCCTCGCAGTGTGGTAGCGGTTTCTAACTATACATTTGTGGCCACTGCTCATGCAATCTCCCGAGCAGGATACACAGTCAAACCAGTGGATGTTATGTCAAACTATTGTATTGATGCCGACCAAATACCACAAGAAGCCAAGGCTGTGGTTGTTGCGGACATGTTTGGCAACATGAGCGATTGGAGCCGGCTGCAAAAACTCAACATTCCTATCATCAATGACGCGGCTCAGAGCATGGAAAGTTGGCATGGTGCATACAGTGCCAGCTTTGGCGATATCAGTTGTGTGAGTTTTAGTCCTAGTAAACCCATATCCAGTTGGGGTAGCGGTGGTGCGCTATTCACTGATGACATTGATGTGGCTATCAAAGCCAAATCACTTAGACTGCACGGTAGATACAACAAACAACACACTTCGCATCACGCAGGTATGAATTCGATGTTGAGTGGATTTGAAGCAGCCTGCATCTGGGCTGCATTAGACAGATCAGAGCAGTGGCGTGATAGGCGTCAACAGATTGCCGAGCAGTTGATTAGCAGTGCAAAACTACCCACAGCCACTGACCCAGCTATCATGAAACATGGTTATCAAAAACTTGTGTTTCAAAGTTTTGATCGCGACGGCTATCTACAGCATCTAAGTGATCATGGTATCGCTACTGCCATACACTATAACAATTTAGTAAACGACGAACCGTTGTATCATAGTAGTATGATGTTGCCACAGAGTTCACAGTTAAAAGAAATATCTTTTACAGTTCCCAATCAACATTCATTAACTGATGAAGAAGTTGAGCAAATTGCAAAGGCATTAAAATGAAAATACTTGTACTTGGGGGTCATGGTTTCATAGGACACCATATCACAAAAATGTTAATTAATCAAGGACATGACGTACATGTTGTTGATTGTCATCATGACTATGGTGAATATCCCAAGTGGGAATTTGATTCTGTAATGAATCAACGAGTAGATTTCATAGGTGATCATGCTATATGGTTTGGTGATGTAACCAATGCAGATTTCATGAATCGTGTGTTCATGGAAGTGCAGCCCGAACGTGTGATAGACTTGGCTACCTATCCCAATGCCAAGATGGTCAAGAAGAATGTAGTTGATGCCACAGTGAACATGATTGCTGCTACTGCTCTTGCTCTTGAACTTTGTGTGCGTTACAAAGTCAACAGATTCGTTTTGGCCAGCAGTTCCATGGTGTACGGAGATTTCAACAAGTTTGATGGACAGCCCAACGAAGAGTCCTTCTGTGATCCTCTCACACTCTATGGCAGTTATAAACTTCAAACAGAACGCATGTGCAAAATATGGCACAAAGAATATGGCTTGAATTACACTATTCTCAGGCCCAGCGCATTGTACGGACCACGAGACATGGTAGTGCGAGTGATATCAAAAATGACCGTGTCAGCAATGACTGATCGTGTAATTGAAGTTCACGGTGCAGACAACCGCCTGGATTTTAGTTATGTTACTGATGTGGCTGCTGCGTTTGTCACAGCAGCTCTACACGATGATGCTGTGAATCAGATCTATAATTGTACTCGCGGACGTGGACGTACTATAGGTGAAGCCGCAGAAATCATTCAAAGCAGAATTCTAAGTCGTATTGAATACAAACCAGCCGACGACTTTTATCCTAACCGGGACACTCTAGATAGTTCCAAACTTACCAAGCTAGGCTGGCAACCAAAGGTTGACATCGAGCAAGGTATTGAAAACTATCTTGATTGGTTTCTTGAGCAAAAATACATATCAAGATTCTAACCAGAGCTCGCGGCCATATTTGGCACGATAGTAATCTTGACACCATTGCCAATCAAAGCTGAGCTTGAGCATTTCTAGATCG